CATTATTATCTAAATATTCTGCTTTCATTGCATTTGAACAATCATCAAAAAAGTTCCAATAATGACCGCTTGAAATATGTTGTTTTTGGATTGCACGTGTAAATCCATTACATTTCATATTTCTGGATTCAACTGCTTCTTTTTGTGATGCAAATACAGCTAATATTTTTGTTTGTTTGATATCAATCATTGCAATGTATCTTATTTCAGGTGATTTAAATTTTGTTGCCACTGTGTCGCAAAGTTGCTCTGGAGGTTGTTCTAACCGATTCACATATAGCCAGCGATAATTTTTGTAAATAGAATTATTTTGTGACGCACGTTTTAATGCAGCTAATGAGATTTGACAATTACTTCTCTCTAATTCAGATGGACTATCGTAAATTTTAATATGATTCTTTAAATCATCTGGATTATATTGATATATTTTGGGTGTTTTGATTCCGTTATTTCTTTTTTTAATATAGTTAGGTTCTTTTTCAACTTCTTCTGTATCAACTTCTTTTGTATCTCCTTCTTCGGTATCTCCTTCTACGTCTTCTTCGTCTAAATCATCCTCTTCTGGTTGAAATTCTTTAATTTCATTTATTTTCATAAATTTATGTTGTTGCAGTTCTAATTCAACTCTTTTCATTTCAAGTTCAATTTGAAGATGTTGTAATTTTAATTCTGATAATCTTATTTGTTTATCCTGTTGCATTAATTTCAGTTCCTCAATTTCTTTACCATCTACTGGTGTAAATTCAACTTTAATTTGATTAATTAAACCAATAAAAACATGGTAAATTTCTTCATTTATTAAATATGTTTCTCTTGACACTGTTCCATCCTTTTTAAATACTTTTTCATAATGCTGTGAAATATTTGGATTATGATGTATTTTTCGTTCAAACTTTTTATAATTATTGTTCTCAAAAATATCCAATAATAAAGGTTCTTGACAATCAAATGTATTGGAAATATTAGTGAGTCTCTCTTTAATATCTTGAGTAGAACCTATTTTTATTACAAATTTATCATTTACTTTATTAAACTTACAAATATAAACCAAATTTTTCTTATCATACGCCTTTAATAATGTTTTATGAGTTGATAATTCACATTTATGTTGGTATAATTGTTTATCAACTTCTTTGTCTTGTTGCAATTTATATATACCATTTATACGAATTTCCTTCAAAACTGAAACCATCCATTTTTGAAATTTATGAGCTATGGGTTTTCTTGACCTTCCTAATAATTTATAAAGACCATATTCAGTAAGAAAAACAACTTCTTGTTTTCCACCCGGGGTGTCAGTTAAAAACATTCCCTTTTCATTATCTAAAAAATCTCGTAAATTTTCTCGGATATTTACAATCCCTAATAACTTCCCAATTTGATTCGCCTGAAACAGAGGGTCTTCCAATGTGCCTTGAATATTAACTTGATACTCGGTATCTAAGAGAGAAAATGCCTTCAAAATGTCCATTTATAATATATAATAATGCAATGTCTTTAAGTTGTTTTGGGTTATATTCAATTATACACAATTTGCTTGTAAAGTGTGAACACTTATCCAAGTATACACACTTTACACACATATCTTCGCATCCAAATATTTAAACAAGTGACGCTTTACGACCCACAATTTATGGTTATATGTCCACATCCAATCTTAACAATTTCATCTAAAAAATATCCACCACCTAATAGTATTCCTCTTAAAGAATCGTCCTTATATGTATTAAATTCTAAACAATCATAATTTTTATATTCATTAAAATATTTTTCTGTAAGTTTATTTGATAGCCATTTTTCAACATCTAAAATAGCTATTTTTTCTGTAACAAAATTTTCAAATGATAACGTATGTTTACGATCAACTGCTTCTCTTGTTATTGAAAATGTAATTTGTTTTATATATTTGATTTTATCATCTATATTAATACAAATTACATATTTAAAAATATTTACCTTCTCCTTTATTCCATATTTTTCAACAATCTTTTCATTTAACCTTCCTAATTGTTCCTGCAAATTATATTCTTCAGGCAATACCATTTTTATATTTAATCTTTTATCATCTACTATTTTTTCAAAAACCAAATGAGGTTTGTCTCTTGAAAATATCAAAGACACATATTTTGGCAGTGTATCGTCTTCATTATCTGGATAAATATCATTTTCAAGATCGTCAATAACTTTGTTAGCTCGTGTTAGTTTTTCTTGTATGGTTATTTTACATGATTTTGTTGTAGACCATATTTTATCTAATTTTGGATGACTTTCTATTCTAAAATATTCACGCAAACGTTTTTTTTCTTTATCGGCATAATCCTTATAATAAACCACATATTTTTTCATCATATCTTGAGTTATTCCAACTGGTAATTCTTGTGCATTGTATTTTCTTTCTCTCTTTGTTCCTGCTTTAATTCCTTTTGTGTTTTGTTCTTGTTCATCTCTTGTTGCAATTCTAAGATTTTCCCAAGAATTATTTAATGGGTCTTGGTCTATATGGTCTACACTTATGTTTTTAGTACCCTGTCCATTTCCATAACAGCCTGTAATTATTTGATGAATATATAAATTATTGCTTGCCATTATATAACCATTTTGTAGTTTAAAAAATGTAAGTTTATTGCCTTCGTAATTAGTATTTTCATATTCCCATATTTTTTCTAATGATTTCTGACATAATTTAATAATTGTTTCTTTTTCACAATATATTAACCAATATTCCTTATCATTTTCTTGTATTTTCCACATAGGATTTTTCATTATGTAAGCATCTGTTCCTGTATTTATATAATGTCCTAGTTTAAAATCTTGTATAACATATTTATTTGATATAACTTTGTGAAATTTGTGATAAATTAATATATTTTCTCTTCTCAAATCAAATTTATTATCATTTTTAAATACATATTCAATATTTTCAGGGTCATATTTAAACAAATATTCTAAATAAGTTATTTTTTGATGATGTCGTAAATAAAAAGGGTAATCTTTATCATGACAATAATAATGAATAAAATTTTTATCAAAATTTATAATAGAAAATAAGTCTTTAAAATCCATTAAAACTGTTTGGTCATTAAAGCAAATGACACCGCAATTTAATTGTGCATCAAAATCGTATGAAAGTTTGTAATTCATATTATATATTATATAATACGAATGTCTTTAAGTCGTTTCTAATTGAAATATTATATTTCACTTTAATTAATTGGAGTATGCTAATCCCCCCATCCCCGACATAATTCTTAGCCAATTATGAACCCACTAAGTTTCCCTAGTGGATGGACTGTATCTTAAGCCGTCTCAGGATGATTAATCCTTCATCAACAGCCAATACCAGTTCAGTCTCTGACGCCCTACCATTTCCTATCATAGCGGAATTAGGTAGTAAGCATGCGAGTTGCCCAATCCTTTTAATTATTACCATACCGGAGTGTAGTCTCCGCCATGCTTTCCTTTCGGAAAAGCACTTGGTATAAAAGGCTCTAAGGGGTTTCTCGAACAACAAGGTATTTTGCAGAATGCTTTTTAGTCAAAAACAAGCGATTCCACTAGCTACAAGCATATTTTGTGAGTGCCTTACTATTTTGGTCAAAGACAAGAGCTCACTTTGTCTTTGTAGGTAACTTTTCAACGCACTAAGAATTTTTACGTTGTAATTTGTAGCATAAACACGCACTTTGGCGGTTTTTGTTCCCTCAACTGTGGCGTTTGACAGCACAAGTTGGAGTGTCGCGTTATCAATGCGCGAGAAGTTGCACGTGCCGCTGGGTTGATGCTCCTCAGGCCTCAATGCAAAGCTGTAGACGTTAATACCCTCATCAGGGCATCGTGTGTGCGCCTGGAAGGGCTGCACCCAGCTGAAGTAAGAACCCTCTCGCTCAGAGAATCGGTCCTGTCCATTGAGCTGCAACTTGGCAGTCACCACGGGGTTCTGTCCCCAGCAATGCATGTCCAAAGACCCCTCGCTGAGCACAAAGGTGCCGGCATCAGAGACAGTGGAGCCATCCATGTGTCCATTGG